TAATATCTAATAATATCTAATAATATCTAATAATATCTAATAATATCTAATAATATCTAGTAATATCTAGTAAGTCCATATAAAATTACCACTACCACCATTAATCGAAAAAACATTAATACTTCTTGAATATATTATCAAATCAAAAGTTATATTCTCTTTTTTAATTGGATATGGTTTAGTTGCATTTTTATATTCAAATAATTTAAATAAATAGAGGTATTCATCTTTACTTTTTATATTACTATCAATAGTAATATTAAGATTTGTATTAATCATTTGATTATTATATGAACCCGCACTTACTATTTTTTCAGGAAATAACGAAAATGAATAACAATATATTCCTGTTCTTGGAATATTAGTATGATGTTGATAAGGTTGGATATTATTATAATAGTATGCACTTTCATCTGAGCGAATTATAGTACTCGCCCATCTAATTTCTGCTTTTTCTAATATTCCCATATTTTCATTATATATGTGTGATGCTGTATAATTATCATATATATTGAAATTATCTTCTAAATCAGGTCGACGCAATACCCATACTATCTCTTTAATATGATCATTTGACATTATATTTTGACTTGTTCCTGTATTTTTTCCAATAGATACTAATCCTGTTTCAGTTTTTTTCTTTACATAATCAACAACATATTTTACGATTGGTTCATTTAATGATTTATTTCTATGTTCACTCTCTAGTAATATATAGTTAACATCTAAATGACAATTTATATAATTTTCACTATTTGTAAAATTACTAATGTATATTTTTTTTTCATTTCCAGATAAGGAATTATAAAATGAAGGTGACACAAATAATTTATATGTGCTAGACCATACTTGATACAATTTTTCAATATTTCTTAATTCAATCTCTACTGTCAAAGTTTGAGTTTGCATTTTGTATAATGGTAATGCTAATGATGGATTCCGTGTAAACCAAAAATTTAATGGAACTTGCAATAATCTCCCGCGTATCGATGGATTATCTTTGTCATCTTTATTTGCTTTTGGATATGTTATATTATATAATTTATTATTTTTAATAGTATATATAGAACTATTATTATTCGGAACACATAAATCTGGCGTATTTCCTATTAATTTGTTATATTCAATACCATCTTTATTTGTTAGTTCATTCCATATATTCATCCAGTCTCCATATATTGTATCTATAGTTGTCCCATCGCCTTTTATAGAAGCGGATAAAATAATATTATGACCAATATTATTAATCCATCTAAATCTATGCTCGTCAGTAGAATATATGTCAGGTAAATTAAAGCAAAAATACATATTACTAATTAAATCACCATAACGTTTTATTTTAAACGTATATATTTTTGTGTTATTTGTATTTGTGCTTAGGTCCCATGTTTCCCCTCCTTCTCTGTCAATCTTTCGATTTTCCATAGAAAAATTAACATGTCTATTATATACGTATTTATAGTAATTGATACATGGATTAGCAATAATATACGAATCCATCTGTCCTTTCAAAACTAATTGCGTTAATCCTCCGCCCATATTAAGATATAATTATGATACTTTAATATTATCTTATATATTAATATTATATATTAGGTTTTATGTTCTATTATACTCACTCATATTTCTTTATAAATTTAAATATTTTATTGTAAGTTCTTTCTTCTTCAAATGATGCAATTATGTTTGGGGTTCCGGATGAATTTTCGACAACAATTATTGTAGGAAAACTTGAAATATTTAATTCATTAACACGGTCTAAGTTTTCACTTCTATTATATTTTTTAAGAGTTACATTTGCCCATGTAATATTATTTAATTGGTCCCATATACCCGAATCATTAAATTCTATACAATGGCCACACCCCTCCATATAATAATATTCAATACTATATTTTTTATTATCACTATTAAAAAATCCTTCTATTGTTTGCTTATTTGAAATTAATACAGCAAATATAAATATTATTGAAATTATAATAATATAATTTAACATTCCATTACCTTTTATCTTCCCTATTTTAAACATTTTATTCTAACATATTAATATATTATAATAATATTCATCCTATATTATATTATTCATAATTTCATAATTATTATAATATTTGTTAGAAATGTATTTTTTGATATCATCATTTTCATATGTAAATTTAATAAGTGTATAAAAGTCATTCATTTTATTTGATATTATATTACTTAAAAAATCTTCAAATAAATCAGATTTAATTAGGAGTATTCTATAATCTAACGCATCATAATTAATATTTGAAATAGTATTAATTACATACACGCTGAAGTCTTTATCTTCTAATAATTTTTTATACTCTATTACATCACCGTTGCATACAACTATTGTTCTATATATTAGATGCGTTTTATATATATTTTCGAGTTCATCGACAAAATTATTTTTAAACTCTAATTTCATATGTATATGATGATAATATATATTATATATCTTATATATAATATTATATATCTTATATATAATATTTATATATAAGATTATTAAATATATTTAGTATTATAATGGATGATAAAGTAATTAAAATACATCTATCTATTTTTCTAAATAGATATAATAATATAAAAGCTCCAGATAATATTATTAATAAAGCAGAACAACTAAGAAAAATATGCAGTTGTTTTAATTCATTATATGACCCTAAAATGATATGGGAAAAAAAGTTATTTAATAAAAGAGACAAACCAACACTTAATTGCGCTAATATAAATAAAGGCAAAGTTCATATTATTATTCCAGATTTCTCAGATATTTCAAACACGAAGAGGACATTAGTTGGATATTTAAATAAATTAACTGTAAAAAATAAAGAAATAATTTATGAAAAAATTAGAGAGGTTATAGTCACCAATTTGCCAGACGAGGTATTTTTCATTATATGGTCATATATTAAATGTTCTACAAGTGATATTTATATATATATTAAATTACTAGATTACTTTGATAATGATTATTTAAATAATATGGTTGATAAATTATGGAAGAGTTATCTAAATGATAAAGAATGGTTACCTCCAAAATATATATATGATAATAATTTACTATTATTAAATAATGAATATGAACTGTATTGCGACTATATTAAATGGAAGCGAGGGATACATAATTTAAATATTATGTGGATAAAATATAAAAGTGATGAGATTCCGTTGTTATTAAATGACATATTTGATAATATGGTTGAATGTATCAGTAACCCAAATATACATAAATACATTATAGACATTTTTATGGAACAAATATTAAAAATATTAAATAATCGCAAGGATGTGTCAATAATAAATAAAATAAAGTCGCTTGATATTAAAAATTTTGATAGTTCGACAAAATTTTTAATATATAATATTATAGAAAAATAAATAATTTCTATTATTATAGTATAGAGAATAATGAAAGAGTCCGACACAACTTTATCTTTTTATAGTAGTATATTCATACAATTAATATTTGTATTATTACTTGTAATAATTTGGAGTTATATATATAAATTAGAAAATATTGGTTGTGAGTGTGCAGATCATAGCAACCGCGAGTTCATAAAGAATTTTACTGTAATCGCATTAGTATATTTCTTAATTACTGCGTTTGTATCGATTAAATCGATTGCTAAAAATATGGGCAATACAATTGTGCAATTACTAGCATTTGGAACATTTATATTCTTCCTAACATTTGTTGTATACATATATTACGCATTTGATTACGTTAAATATTTAATGAATGAGAAATGTAAATGTTCTGAAGATTTACGACGTGATATTATTGCAATAGGGACTATGATATCTCTGTTTTTATTCATAATATTATTATTTACTATAATAATAATCCCTATACTAATAAGCACATTAACTAATTTATTTTCAAAAATTCAAGATTTTGAAAGCGAAGTTGAAGAAGTTATTAAAAATCCCGTAAAATCAATCAGATCTTCACCTGGAAGATTATTTAAATCAACTAAGGACATCGGTTCATTTGTTAAGAATACCGCATCTAAATTAACAAATGGGAAAAAGAGACGCTAAATATAAAAATATATAATTATATCTATTTATTATTTTTAATATATAATATTAATCATTATATATATTCTATCTAAATCTCGCTATCATCTATGACAATTTCCTTAATGTAAGG